AACATACTGTTCGTCAAGTGGAACATCATCGCGGAACCACCCAACATCATGATCAACTTCACCTCAGGGGCGACGTTCACCTTGTTTCTGTACTTCACGTAGAGCTCTTCAAACACGGTATCATAGTCTTCAACCGACTCCATCACAGATTCCGACCAACCCTCAAGCTGAATCTCAAAGGGGTTATAGCGTTTATTGAGAAACTCCAGACCCGTCACACAAGCCACGAGCATACGACGCGAAAATCGCACCGACTGGTCCACTTCGATACCATACGTGATGCGTTTCACCTCAGTACGAATTTCGTCAACACTAGAGTACATGTTGAGACGCTTGTTGGTGTTGACACCCTTCTTCTCCAGACGTGCCAACTTGTTCAGGAGATCAGCCTTCTCTTCATCGATCGAATTGTAGCCCTTCGAGGGTTCTTCCTCTTGTGTAAATGTTTGGCCAATCTCTTCCTCCTGGAAGTCATCATATTCACCGTAATCAATTTCCTCGGCCGGAGGTCTAGGGGGTGCCGACTGTTTGTTTGGATTCGCGAAGGCGTCAATCTCTTCCTGGTGCTGAACAGGGGGAGGCCTTGACGCATGCATGGGTCGTGGTCTGGGTTTTGGTCGCGAAGGAGGAGCGATGTGGATCTCATCCATCAACGCCTGCTCATTCTCGTCGAGTTTAAGAATCTCAGCATCACCTCGTTCGAGGATAATCTCTTCGTCCATCTACTCTCTATGATGAAACTAAACCAGTATCTTTAACGCACTTGATTAAAAAATGTTACATACTAGTAAATGAAGTTCAACCGCAACACTATCCTGGTCATCCTCAGCCTCGTCGCCATCGGATTCCTGATCCGTCGTACCGCACTCAGCTGCTACCAGCCCAGGTCGATCGAGATAAAGCCCATCAATGAAGATTCTCTCTTCGACCTCGAGCACAAGCTCGAATGTGCCCCTGGTCACACCAAGGATGGGAGCACATACACCAAGTCCCTGACACCCGGTGGTCTCTGTAAGTCTGAACAACTCGTTCGTGACCAGGCCAACTATGCCATCGTAGGCGGAATCGGTGGATCTTTAATCTAAGCGTATTGTAAATGACTACGGTCACGGCTGTACGCCCAGATGTTCCCGACTTCGACTACGAGTACCACACCATTACTGTCGATACGATCGGTCAGTCGAGTGCTAACACGTTCACGGCGTACCTCAACACACCACTTCGGAACGTCGTTCAGGCCCGACTGTTGGGTGCTCGGATTAACACGGTGTACACCACCGAACATTGTTATGTTTCGATCCAAGAACTCGACAGTAATTTTGCTGACAGGGCAGCCAAGGATCCACCTCTTTCCGCGTCTTCGCAACCAGGACTTTCTATCCTACGAAACTCCTTCGCCAGTATCGTGAGTGGTTCTTCGGCCACTTCGGGTGATCAAGTACTTTCCTTCAAGGATGACTATCTCGTCGCTCAACAATATTTGTACCCCCTCCCAACTCTCGATCGCCTCACGTTCCGTATCCTCGATGAGGATGGGAACACGATCACCAACCCCGGTTCCGCAGGTAATAACTTTTTTGTCATTCGCTTCGTATGCAAAAAGTCGAACTTAAAATAACCTTTCCTTATTGTAACTATGTCATCCGGTATAGTGAAGCTCATCGCCATCGGTGCTCAAGATGAACATATCATGGGAAAGCCTGAAATATCTTTTTTCAGTTCGACGTTTAAAAGACACTCCAACTTTTCACAGACCGTCGAAAAACAAACGATACAGGGTGCTGTGAATGGTAATTCCATGTCAACCATCCGCTTCGAGAAGACTGGTGATCTTCTCGGCTACACCTATTTCACCATTGATGATAACAACGCGTCTCTCGATCACCCAGATTGGACGAAGCTCATCGACTACGTCGAACTCTTGATCGGTGGACAGGTTATTGATACACAGGATTCCATCTTTACCGAAAAGATTGCCATCGACACCTTCGCCAACAACGTTTCGAAGAGTTCCAATGGGACGCACCCAGGTATCAGTGCCCGATCCTATTTTTACCCTCTTCGATTCTTCTTCTGTGAAAGTCCTCAGAATGCGTTACCACTGGTGGCGTTGAATTACCACAACGTCGAAATTCGTATTCATTGGGGTCCGGAAGCGGCTAACTATCAATGGACTGCTTACAGTAACTATTACTATCTCGACAATGAAGAGCGAGGTGCTTTCGCCACACGTGATCACGACATGCTCATCTTCCAGGTACAGAAGAATATTCCGAGCAACGAAACGATACAGGACCTTCATTTCAATCATCCAGTCAAATACATCGCGAGTTCCAACACGAGCAACTATAGTGCGTTGACAGCCTATGACAACAAGGTCAAGGTGACCATCAACGGTGTCGACATCGATGGCTTCAAGTGGGCCCGTCCACACTTTATCGAAGTGATGAACTATTACCACACAAACTTTGTCACGTCTCCCGACTTTTTCTTATTCTGTTTCTGTCTGACCACGAGTTTGATGCAACCGACGGGTACGTTGAATTTCAGTCGTCTCGACAGTGCTAAGATCTTCAGCGATCGTTTACCCATCAAGGATCCAGTGTACGCCGTCAACTATAACATATTGAAAATCTCCAACGGTGTCGCCGGTCTCCTCTATGCCAATTAAAATACCATGCTATAGTAAATGGTGAAGAACTTGAACACTATTGATCGGGGGACCAAGATCAGGTTGGGTCGCTGGCACAATGATGACCAGGCCGATAACACGATCGTGATCAATGCGTCGGATACACCAATCAATGCGAGTAACGCGAATGCTCTCTACATGAAACCTATTCGGTCGGATCCATCCAATAACACGATCATGACGGGTTTTGACCCAAATTCATTCGAAATTTTAGATACCGGTCTTAGACGTGACGATATTGCTCCTCGAGAAGTGGATTACTATGCAAACATTGGCAATACGTTCACGAGTACCATAAAGTTTGAAGGTGATACATCACTCACGACGGAAGGTGTTGTTGGTATAGCCAACGTTCAACCCATTCACACGTTGGACGTCGGAACAAAGTTTTACGTGGATGAGAATGGTGCCAACGTTCTCACTGTTTTGGGAGATACCTACGTACAAGATGATGTCGTCATAGGTGGCAACCTTGACGTGAGGGGTACACTGACATCCGTCAATACTGAAAATACGACAATCAAGGATGCCATCATAGAATTAGGAAAGGGGAACACGTCGTCGGATATCGGCATCATCATGGATCGCCCCGATACAAATGTTGTCATGGGGTATCGTGATACCGTCGATGAGTTTGTCATCGCACACACGACGAGTAGTTCAACAAGTTCCACCATTACCCCATCATCGGAACTCATCGATGCTCGTATCCATGGTCGTCTACACGTGAACTCCAACTTGACGGTCGATACAGATACGTTGCACGTGGATGCTATCCGTGATCGCGTCGGTATTAACACTCTAACCCCTCAAACGGACCTTGATGTTGTGGGGAGTGCACATGTACACTCCGATTTTAATGTTGATACAGACACCCTATTTGTTGACGCCTCGACGGATAGAGTCGGTATCAATACGTTGACTCCATCCACAGACTTCCATGTTGAAGGCGAAACCTACGTATCCGGTAATGTCACCGTAGACACAGATACCTTCCATGTAGACACAGTCAACGATCGTGTGGGCATCAACACACTGAACCCAACAACAGACTTTCACGTCGAAGGGGACACCTACGTTTCTGGGAATGTGGATGTCCAAACAAATCTGAACGTCCTCACGGATGCGGTGGTCACCGGTAATGTTGATGTTCAAACGGATCTTAACATCATCGGAAACGTTTATGCAACCTCTAATATTGTCACAACCGGAAACGTGGATGTTCAAACGAACCTGAACGTCGCGACAGATGCTATCGTCACTGGTAACGTGGACGTTCAAACGGATCTCAATGTTGTGGGTAATGCCTACGTATCTTCCAATGCCGTCGTCACCGGGAATGTTGATGTCCAATCTGAACTCAATGTACTTGGAAACGCTGAGATTCAAACAGATCTCACTGTCGTTGGGAACGCCTATGTGTCTTCGAACGCTATCGTCACAGGTAATGTGGATGTCCAAACCGATCTCAATGTCGTGGGTAATGCCTATGTGTCTTCAAACGCTATCGTCACTGGCAACGTTGACGTTCAAACAGATCTCAATGTTGTGGGCAATGCCTATCTAACTTCTAATGCCATTATCACTGGGAATGCCGACGTTCAGACGGATCTTAACGTCGTGGGTAATGCCTATTTAACTTCAAATGCCATTGTGTCTGGAAATGTTGATGTCCAAACGAACCTAAACGTTGCGACAGATGCTATCGTCACTGGGAACGTCGATGTTCAGACAGACCTCAATGTTGTGGGTAATACCTATTTATCTTCTAATGCCATTGTCACCGGGAACGTCGATGTTCAAACGAACCTGAACGTCGCGACGGATGCCATCGTCACCGGGAACGTCGATGTTCAAACAGACCTCAATGTCGTAGGTAATGCCTATATAACTTCTAATGCCGTTGTTACTGGGAACGTCGATGTTCAAACGAACCTGAACGTCGCGACAGATGCTATCGTCACCGGTAACGTGGACGTTCAGACAGACCTCAATGTTGTGGGTAATGCCTATATAACTTCTAATGCCGTTGTTACTGGGAACGTGGATGTGCAACAGAATTTGAACGTGGCGACGGATGCCATCGTCACTGGTAACGTCGATGTACAGACAGATCTTAACATCGTCGGTAATGTCTACGCTTCGTCAAATATTGTTGCGACGGGTAATGTCGATGTGCAACAGAATCTGAACGTCGCAACGGATGCCATCGTCACTGGTAACGTCGATGTACAGACAGACCTAAACGTCGTTGGGGATGTCTACGCTTCGTCAAATATTGTTGCGACGGGTAATGTCGATGTGCAACAGAATCTGAACGTGGCGACGGATGCCATCGTCACTGGTAACGTCGATGTACAGACAGACCTAAACGTCGTCGGTAACGCGTATTTGAGTTCGAATGCCATCGTCACTGGGAACGTCGATGTACAGTCAGATTTGAACGTTGCGGGTGATGCTTACGTCACAACCTATTATGGTGATGGTGGGCTTCTTTCAAACGTAAACCTCCAAGTCGTTTCCGATCATGGAAACACGACTTCGAGCACGGTTCAATTTACGAATGCCACGACAGGTCTTGTGACAACCTCGAACGTCGAAGTGGGTGACCGCATCTCCATCGGAAATTTAACGGTGGGTAAAATCCCCATCGTAGGTACTGGAAACTTTCTCGAAAATTCCACCATCGGTC